GGGCTTGCTGCGTCCCGCCCGGGGATTGACGATCATCAGGAGCTTCTTTTGGGGTCCCATGTCCATGCCTCCGAAAATGATTATAAATGTTAACAGACGGTTATTTATTCACCCTCTGCGCCCCATTACACCAGTCTACACAAAAATCCATCAAACCACGCAGTTTCAACGCTTCCGGCGTTTTTTAGAATTGCACTTTGATGTAACCTGATGTAGAAAAATTGAATAAAAACTTCACAGTAACTTCACAGTTGCGAGACGGGTTTCTCGTCGAAATACGCCGTCAGCTTTTCGGCTGCCGTCTGCCTCCGGTCCTGCCGCAGATGGGTGTAAACCGCCTCCACCACCTCCGGCGTGTCGCCCAGCAGGCCAGCCGCCTGTCTGGGGTCCAGCCCCGCCTCGTAACAGATCGTCGCAAAGCTGTGCCGGAAGCAGTGCGGCGTGATAGGGAACGTCTCCACCGTCTCACCGTTTTCGCCCTGCTGGATCTGATTCAGGCCCACGTCCCGGCAGTAATGCCGCCACTCCCGCGTGATCTCGTAGGGCGTCATATAGCCCCCATCGCTACCGGGGAACAGCAGTCCGATCCGGTTTTTCGGAAGCGCCTCCGCCAGAGGCGGCAGCAGGGGAATATCCCGCAGGCCGTTATCCGACTTCAGGTGATTCTCCAACACCGGCTTGGTGGTTGCGTAGTTGACTTTCTTGTCGATGTGGATCACACCGGCTTTGCGGTCGATGTCGCGGTACGTCAGCGCCAGCGCTTCACCACGGCGGCATCCGGTGTAAAGCAACAGATAGCCAAATAGCCACCAGCGCGCCGTCTTTGCCTCACCAGCGGCCCGGACGGCCTCCTCCTGATCTTCCGTTAGCGCCTCCCGCTTTTTGCAGGGCAGCCCCCGGCTCTTCTTGATCTCCGCCGCCGGACTGATCCGAATATCGCCCTTGATGACGGCATGAGTGAAGATCATCCGGCAGACCGCCAGCTCAATGCCGACGCTGTTGGCGCTTCGCCCTTGGGCCTCAAAACGCTTGATGTAGTTCCGCACGTCTACCGGCTCGATCTCTGACGCCCGCCCCGGAAACGCCTCTTTCAGCCGCTTCACGGCGTAGCTGTATACCCTCCGGGATGATTCGGAGATCTCGCTCTCGTGCTCCCGCTCCCACTCGTCCGCGATCACCGGGAAATTCCGGCCCTTCTCCGCCTCCAGCTTGTACTCTAAAATCTTGCGGTCTACCTCTCTGTCAGTCTTGCCGCGAAAGGCTACCCGTTTGCCGTTGATGGTGCGGATTGCCTCGTGCAGCCCGTCCTTGCGGACGCCATATTTACTTTTCTTCGCCATTTTTTCCTTTCCTCCTGTTGCATCGCCAGGGGGATCGTGCTATACTGTGATTGATCCTCCTTTGGCTTTGTCGTGATTGCGATTGGTGGTATCATCTGCCGTCTGAGTGTTCCAGCACTCAGGCGGCCTTTATTCTATGTAGCGGATCACGCCCCAGCCCCCGTGAGTAGCGTCCAGATAGAGCAGCAGCAGAAAAATCAAAAGGAACGTGAGAATCCCAAACAATACCCGTTTCTCCCTCTGCTGCTGGCGAATCAATCGCCGCAGATCGTCAATGTGTGCGGCGTAAATGCCTTTATCGTCTGCTTGCTCGCTGTTCCGCAGCACCTCCAGAATCTTTTCGGCTACATCGTCCGACGGCTTCACCGTGCCGGAAATGTAGCGGGATACCATGCTTTCCGATACATTGCACTGCTCACCGATTTCCCGCAGCGTCAGCGGGCTTTTCATGCGCATTGCCCGTGCTTTTTCAGAAAAATTCACCGTTTCCCCTCCTTGCAAGTTTTTTGCAAGAAAAATCCGCTCTTTGAATTGGACTTTCTTGCCAGATGGGTCTATTGTTCTCATAGGCCCACTCCCCTTTCCCCGGTCCCGCTTCGGCGGGCCGGGGTTTCAAATAGAAAGGAGCATCCCATGACAGACCTTGAAATCCTGTTGGCATTGCGTTCCCTGTCTCCGGAAAAGCAGGCGCTTGCTATTCAAGCCCTGCAAGAGCTTCTATTATCGCAACGATCCGTTCCCGGTCCTCCGGTGAGAGATTGTGGATCATCGTGAGCAGCCTTTTATCTTCTGCATTCAGCTCGCCCTCATTCGTGGGGGCGGGCTGTTTTTCGCTCATGAGTTCTGAAAGCTGACAGCCAAACAGGTCTACCAGCGCGGCCAGATAGTTCGATCTGGGAATGTTCTTCCCGGCGCACCAATCTGATACCTGGGCTTTCGATACGTTCAATTTTAATACGAGATCGCTTTGTTTCAGGTTCTCCCGTACCATCAGTTTATTTAGATTCCGTGCGAAAACTGCACAGATTTCTTCTTGCCCCATTGGATTCACCCCTTTTTTTGTTAAATCAATTGTAAGTCATTTTTAATCGAATTGCAAGAACTATTTTTCACTTTAACCTAACTTTTTGCTTGACATCCCTTTTCGCCGGTGGTATTATAATGTTAGATTAAATCGAACGAAAGGAGTTCACGTTATGAGCTTTCAAGTTACCCTCCGCGCCGCCCGCGTAAACCGTGGAATGAAGCAGGCAGACGCCGCAAGATCCATTGGGGTCAGCAGCCGCACAATCTATAATTGGGAGATCGGCAAGCGGTTTCCCCCGGCGGACAAGCTGCTTTCCCTCTGTGATCTTTACGGCGTCCCCATGGACAATATTTTTATACCCAGAAAGTAAGATTTAATCGAACTATTTCCTGGAAAAATTATTCGCGGCCATTCCACGAATAATTCTCCCTGCGCTTTCCCAGAAGCGTCAATGCACTTAACTACGTCTGGTTTGACCTAATTTAAGACGAGGAATGGCCTTGCTTCTATCTTGACGCGCCATCCTTACGGTTGCAGCTCCGTTTTCCCACCTACCGGCCGCCACCTGGTTTGGTGGCGTTCTGGCGTGGGAGGCAAAAAGCCTGCCTTGGCAAACGCTTTAAGCGCCGCTTTGATAGGCCTCGCCCCCTTTCTAATGGGACGCACTTATTTTACCAAAACAGGAACGCCTGCGCAAGTCTTTTTACGATGGCATTGCAAGCCTAATTGCATAGGTGATAAACGCAAGAACCGCCAGCATGATCAGCAGGTTTCTGATCCGCTCACCAATAGGTAAATCGTGTCCGGTTGGCATGGAGTTCCCCCAATTCCCGCCAGCCGCAACAAAAGACCCGAATGTTGAAAGTATTCCGGCGATAAATGTTGCTGTTGCCAAGGTCAACAGACCTTCAACCAGTGATTCTATGATCCAGTCAACCCCCAGATCAATACAGGTCAAAACCCATCCCAACGGGACAAATTCCGTAAAATCTAAAATTCCGCTCAGTATTTTCTTCATTTCAATCCCTCCTGAGGTGTTATTTATGCAAAATTCTCAAAACGATCTCGCCAATGCCGGAAAGGTGCTCCACGAGGATGCCCAGGATGAACGTTATAAGCGGTACAAGCACCTGTGCTATCGCAATCTTCTTCTGAAATCGGCGCTCACGTTCCTTCTCGGCATCCTGTTTAGCGCGTTCCTTGGCGGCTCGATCCGCCGCTAACTTCTTTGCGTATTCTTCAAATTCCCTCTGCACCGCATATCCCCCCCTTACCCCCAAACATACACCAATTCACACCAACTTGCAATCACGAAAAGGAGAATCAACATGAAAGAACTGAAAGTAAAACTCACCTTCACCGAACCCATCCTCGGCACGTCCCCGGCCAACCCGGAGATCTACCGGGAGTTCATCGGCTCCAAGTCCCCCGATGCCGCCACCGTGGAGGAGGAAGTCTCCGCGCTGGGCGCTGATGTCGTGGCGGAGAAAGCCATGACGGTGTTCCCCCGGATGGAGGACGGCACCCCGTTCCTGTATGACTACCAGATCAAAGGCTTTTTCAAGGACACGTGCGGTGGTCTCCGCAAGGTCAAGGGCACGGCCAGCGAGAAGATCAAGGCTTACAAGAAGGAAATCGACAAGCTGATCTTCCCGGAGCCTCGCGTGATCCCGCTGGAGTTTGATGGCCCCGTTGGTGAGTGCCAGCGCCCCCTGAGAGCGCAAACGGCGCAGGGTGAGCGCATCAGCCTTGCCATGAGTGAGGAGATCCCCGCAGGCGCTACCTGTGAATTCCGGGTAGTCTGCCTCTGCGACGATCATGAGAAAGCCGTCCGGGAATGGCTGGACTATGGCCGGTTCTCCGGCATCGGCCAGTGGCGCAACAGTGGGAAAGGCCGGTTCGTCTGGGAGGAGACCCAGTAACGCAGCGGAATGGCAACGCGGAGCAATGTGACGCGACGGAAAAGTGAGGTAATGCGGGGCGCAGCAAAGGAAAAGATGTGCATCGAGGCGCTACGGAAGGGCCGCGAATCGTTCAGCAATGCGACGGAAGAGCAGTGAAAAGTGAAGCAGCGCAACGGCAACGTAGAGAAACGCTTAGCTAAGGCAATGCACAGAGAAGCAAGGCAATGCTGCGGAATGGCGGAGCGGCGTGTAGCCTTGAACGGCGATGGAACAGCACCGTTTTGCAAAGCAGCGGAAAAGCGTAGAAGGGCTCGGAAGTGCTGCGGCTTAGGTTAGCTACGCATCGCAAGCCGCAGCAGCAATCGCAATCACGACAAAACCAAAAAGGGAGGCCCCTATGGTCAACGATTTTTACTATGACAATCTGGAACAGATCCTCGCCTTTACCGGCGGGCGAAATCTTCTGAACATCAAGGACGTCAAGGCGTTTACCGGCATCCGGGATCCCCGCACCGTCAGAAAGCGCTATCCCATGGACGCCAGCGGCCATATCTCCGCCGCCACGCTGGCCCGCCAGCTTTGCGGAGGTGCCAGAAAATGAGCAAGCTCAACCTCTGCGGCTTCAAACCGGACCCAAAGCCGCCCGCGCCGCCGGAGCTGGGCGCCCAGTGCAGTTTTCGCCTTTGCCTGGGCGACGCTGAGCACCCCACCCGCACCGGCACCGTTTCCTACATCAACATTCCGCACCGCTGGTTTCTGGTCACCTTCGACGGCGGCCTGCGCCAGTACTATCACTTCGGGGAGGCTTAACTATGGATACAACAACGTTCATTTTCGTGCTCATTGGCGCGGCCACCGCCGCCGCGTGGACCCTGCGGATCGTAGATCTTATCGAGAGGAGGAACCGCCATGAAACGCGCTAACCGCACACGGGAGGAGCGCCGCCGGGACCGGGCCGACTTTTCCGCTTGGGTCTCCTTCGGCTGCTTCCTCGGCTTCCTGCTCATGGTGCTGGCCCACATGCTGGGCGTGATCTGATGCGCAGACGCTGTGGCCGGATGGCAGAATTACCGCCCTGCCCCCGGTGCCACATGTACGGCGGTAAACGGATGGTAGCCCCCGGAAAGGAGGACCTGTTTTTCGTCCTCTGCGATTCCTGCGGCTACCGCACGAAAAAATATACGGACATTGCCCATGCGGTCCGTGTCTGGAGGGAGACCCAACTATGACCAGAAAAACATATCCCATCTGCCACTTCTGCGAGCATCCCCTGAACCCCAACGCGGAGGACGATTGCGACCGCGTATTCGTTCTGCCAAACGGAGAGCTGTGCTGCCCGCCCTGCTTCAAGGATTACCTGCTGGATAAGATCGATGACGATATGGACCTGTTTGCCGATGCCCTCGGTATCCCGGTCCTGTATACGGAGGGTCCCAATGCTGACATTTGACGAAGCCACCCACACCTACACCCTTGACGGCATCCAGCTTCCCAGCGTGACCGAAGTCACCCGCTTCTGCGCCTATGACTACAAGTCAGACCGGCCATGGCTGGCGGAGGCTGCCGCCCGCCGGGGAACCGTTGTCCATGAAGCCTGCGCCCTCATCGACTACGGCGAGGAGCCGGAGGAAACCCCGGAGATCGCCGGATACCTGAAAGCCTACCGCCGATTTCTCAAAGACTGGAAACCGGAATGGAAGCTGATTGAATGTCCCATAGCGGATCGGAATATGAAAATGGCCGGAACGATGGATCGCTTTGGCATCATCCATAATGCCCCCGCCATTCTGGACATTAAAACCGGCCAGCTCCATGACGCCGCCCTCTCCGCCCAACTCACCGCCTACAAGATGATTTTCTCGTGGGACCCGCGCTGCGGTTACGGGAAAATTCAATCGCTCTATGCCTTGAAACTCTCAAAGGACGGCACTTACGAGCTTCGCCATGTAGAACCAAATTCAAATTTGGTGAACGCCTGCCGCACCCTCCACAAAGCCACAGAAAGGAAGAAAAGCACATGAATGAACTCGCCCTGTATCAATACAACGCCACAGCCCTGACGGTGGCCCCCGTCCCCCGCACCGGGAATTACACCATCTGCATACCTGGCGGCGTGCCCGTCACCCTGAGACGCGGCATCGACTTTGGCATGATCCGCAAAAAAAACGGCGACGCCCTGACGAAAAACCCCGCCCTCTACAAGCCCGGCGCGGAGAAGGTGGCCGTGGTTTACGGCCTCTGCCAGCGCTACACGCTGGAAAGCAAGCTGGAGGACATCGAGCACGGCTTCTTCTACTTCCTCGTCCGCTGCGACCTCATTAAGATCTATGACGGAAAAGAATACATCATCACATCCGCCTACGGCTCCGGCAATACCCGGGAGGGCCGCACCGGCTCCCAGTCCCCCTATGACGGTGCCAACAGCGCAGTCAAGATGGCCCAGAAGCGTGCCCTGGTCTCCGCCGCCCTGTCCCTCGGCTGCGTCTCCGATATGTTCACCCAGGACATCGAGAGCGACACCGAGGACGGCAGCGCCTACATGACCAATAAGGACCCCAACGCCCCCATTACCGCCGCGCAGGTCAAATTCTTCTATTCTGCCTGTTCCCGCCACGGCCTGACAAAGCAGGAGGCGAAAGCCCTCTTGAAGGCCCACGGCTATGACAGCGCCAGCAAGGTCCTCAGCAAGGACTTTGATGCCCTGCTGGACGCTCTGGAGCCGAAGGAGGATGCCTGATGTTCATTAACGGATTGCCGGACTGCAACCGGGAGGGCGTCCAGCAGAAAACCGGCTTGATCTGTGGCCGCTGCGCCAAGGACGCCCAGATCTTCACCTCAAAGAGCGGCACCGTCATCGGCTCCGTCTCCGTGGCGGCCTATAACAAGCCTGACGGGACAACCGTCTGGATGACCGTCAAGGGATTCGGCTCCATGGGCCGTGCGATTGCCAGCGCCTCCAAGGGTGACCCCATCATCGCTGTGGGCCGCGTAGAACCCCGTGACTTCGAGGGCAAGATCTATATCGACTTCATCGCGGAGTGGGCTTCTGTGGGCGCTCAGCGCATCGACGCCCGCACCGCCGCCGCCCCACCCATGAACAGCAGCGGCGGCTTTGAAGAAATTCAGGATGACGGGGAGCTTCCTTTTTAACAACGTTGCCGTGTGTGTCTAAAGAGTGATGACGGGCGGATGCAAGCAAGCCGCAGCACGATCACCGGCGCACACAGCAGCCGCAGAGAAAAGAAGAACCTCCCCCCACACCCCCCTAAGAAGAAAAGATTATATATATTTATCTCTCTATTGGCAGGGGGAAAAGAATTAGAGGCTAATACAGGAATTAGAAGCTAATTAGAGACTACTACGGAAGTCTTACAGGAGAAGAACATGGAGAAGCAGGACACCCAGCGGTTGTTTAACCTGATTGAGACACTTTACCCCAGCTCCAAGCAGCAGCCCCGCACCCCCGCAGATTTAGAGGCGTGGACGCTGGTATTGGAACCGTGGGCCTATGAGGACGCGAAACAGGCCGTGATCCTCCGGGCACGGGAAAACCGGTTCCCGCCGGACGCATCCGAACTGGTCCCATACCTCCCAAAACCGGAAACCCACAAGGCAAAGGAGGCCCCCATGCCGGAGCCGTCCGACGCCTATCTGGAAAAATTCTACGCCAAGGCAGGCGAACAGCACGAGCGCTGGCACGAGGCCGGTATCCCTACCCCCTCAGAGGCGAAGAAGCAGGGGATGACCTACGCCGAATGGTGCGCTCTGGCAGATATGCGAGGTGTTTAATGGCAAGTAATTTTCGGCTGGACGAGCTGATCCGCCGCTATCCCCCACGGGAGAAGAAGCAGAAGAAAGCCCCCAAGGTCGAGTTCCAGTCCAAGCAGCCCTGCTGGGATTGTGCAAACGCCTGCGGCGGCTGCGAGTGGTCCGACCATCTGGAGCCGGTCCCCGGCTGGGACGCCACCCCCACACAGAAGGTATTGAAATGCGGCGGAAAGGGCAAGAACCGCACACGGATAGAAGCCTCATTCGTGATCCACTACTGCCCCAAATTCAGGAGGGACACACGATGATGCGGCTTGTGATCGACATTTACGATGGCGAGGACACACAGGGAACGAAGGAGGCGGTAGCCATGCTGCTGGAGCCTCTGGGCCGCGTCCGGGTGGTCAGCGTCATTACCGATGGCAAGGAGGAGAAGCGGTGAACACTGACCTGATGTTTTCCAGCAAGTCAGATTGTTGGGAAACCCCGGATGCGTTTTTCCGGGCATTAGACGCAGAGTTTCATTTCACGCTGGATGTATGCGCGACACCGGTAAACGCAAAGTGCCGAGAGTTCTACACGCCGAAGCAAGACGGCTTGAAGCAACCGTGGAGCGGAGCTGTCTGGTGTAACCCGCCTTACGGACGGGAAATCGGCAAGTGGGTTAAAAAAGCAGCGGAAGAAACCTGCACAGTTGTGATGCTGTTGCCCGCCAGAACCGATACCGCATGGTTCCACGATTTTATCTACGGAAAGGCGGAAATTCGGTTTATACGCGGGCGGTTGAAATTTGGCGGGTGCCGGAATAGCGCTCCGTTCCCGTCTATGGTTGTAATTTTCAGGAGGGAAAACGATGAAGGGTGAATCTCCCGTCCCCGTTCTTTACCCGATGGGGGTTTATACGTTTGCCTTTGCATGCGTCCATTGCGCAAACAGAAATTCAGACAAATGCCACCTGTGCAAGTGCGAGAAAAAAAGCGGATTCGAGCCGAAGAAAGAGGCGAACAATGAAAATTGAATTTACGGTCCCCGGTATTCCGGTAGGCAAGGGCCGACCACGGTTCACGAAGGACGGCCACGCGCATACCCCGCAGAAAACGCGGGAGTACGAGGACAAGGTGGTGCAGTGCTGGAAGTACCAGAGCGGAAAGGGCTTTGCGGCGGGTGTGCCGCTCAAGGCCACCGTCACGGCGTTCTTCACGGTGCCAAAAAGCACATCGAAGAAGAAGGCCGCTGCGCTGGACGGTACGCCCCACACCAAGCGCCCTGACGCTGACAACTTGGCGAAGGCCATTCTGGACGCGCTGAACGGCCACGCTTACAACGATGACAGTGCAATCGCAGCTTTGACGGTGCGAAAGTATCAGACAACCGGAGCCTCCCACGTGGAGGTCACCATTGAGGAGGAAAAGTAATGGACGCTGTGGAGTTTTTGGACAAGGTTGACCGTCTCAGCAAAAGGGGATCTACCGAAGAAAAAATGCGCTACAACGATTATAGGACAGCAGGAGATAACGCATGGGCGGTGAAGTTTGTCGAGCAGTGGGCCGCCGCACACCCCGTCAAAACCCGCCAGAGCGTGTTTTTGGAGATGTTTCCCAATGCACCAATATTTCCAGATACCGGGATCGTCAAAATGTCTCCTTGCGAAGTGGATGCAGTATTGCGTGGAAATTGCCCCGGCGTGGGATGTTGCCCGGAGTGCCGGAAGAAATTTTGGCTTACGGAGGTGGAGGACGCATGAAAGCGTTGATCGGCGGAAGCCCCTGCACACGTTGGAGCATTGCACAGACGAAGAACCGTGAGACAGAGGCCAGCGGCATAGGCTGGGAGTTATTTCTGAACTACAAAATCGCCCGCGACAAATACAAACCGGACTATTTCCTGTACGAGAACAACAAATCCATGTCGCCCGCCATCCGGGAACAGATTACGGCGGAGTTAGGCGTGGAGCCTATCCTGATTAACAGCGCCCTGGTGAGCGCACAGAACCGCCAACGCCTCTACTGGGTCGGCAAGCGTGAGCCGGACGGCACATACAGCCAAGTCCGTGTGGAGCAGCCGGAGGACAAGGGTATTCTGCTGCGGGATATTTTGGAGACTTCGACCAGCGAAAAAGGATATGCACTGGACCCAACGCACGCAGAAGCCCTGAATGTGAATCCAAGCGGGCACGGAATGAATGGTGCAGTCATCCACTGTGATGGAAAGAGCCGAACACTCACGACGAACAAGGGAGAGGGCCCCAAAATCATAACCCCTATCCGCATCGGGACCATCGAGAATGACGTAAAGAAGCAGGACTTCGACAGCCAGCAATACCGTGTTTATTCACCGGATGGCAAAAGCGTGACCCTGTGCGGACAGGGCGGTGGCGTGGGGGCGAAAACTGGGCTTTACGCCGTGCCGGTGCCAGTAAATGAAACCGTTGAGGGGAAAGCCCAATGTCTGCGGGCTACATACTACAAAGACGGGATCAGAAACATGGTTGGAAACACCGTTGACCGTAAAACCTGCGTGGCGATGCCTGTCGGGATGGCAGCGGGGCCGAAAAGCATACTTGTAGTTACGGCTGCGGGGAAGTCGGTGCCTGTTTACGAGGTTAGAAATGGGAAAATTGTCATCAAGGGCAAGGAGTACCCCATCAAACTGGCGGACGGCTTTTACATTATTCGCAAGCTGACCGTGACGGAGTGTAAACGCCTCCAGACCGTGCCGGACACATACGCCTTTCCCGTCAGCGACACGCAGGCGTATAAAATGCTGGGTAACGGATGGACGGTGGATGTGATCGCCCACATTATGAGCCGTTTTACCGGACTGACGGAGGAGCCGGTGGAAGTGCTTTCCATGTACGACGGTATGAGCTGCGGCCATATCGCGCTGGACAAGCTGGGTGCGGATGTTACTGCCTACTATGCAACCGAGATCGACAAGTACGCCATCCAAACCACACAGCACAATTACCCGGACACCGTACAACTGGGCGACGCATTTCAGGTGCGGAACGATGATTGGAGATTGGGGGAGGACCTATGAGAGATACAAACCTCGTAAATTCGCTGCGTGAGCACGCGGAATGGGCGCGGACAAATGAGTGGGAAACGCCGATCACGCTGGGCGATGATCTGGCGGAGGCCGCTGACTTGATCGAAGCGCGGGCGAAAGAGATTGACGCACTGCGGAACGAACTGTGCCTGAAATGCGGAAACTACACGCTGGCCCATGAGGGGTCCTGTAACGGATGCCGGTGGAGGAGGTAAGAAGATGGATCGAGGCATTACTGGAGCAATGTGGACAGCATTTGAGCAGTCTACTGACCGGATCGTAGCCGCTGAGGAATCTTCCCTGATCTTGATCTTGAAAAAAGAAATCGAGAAGCTGCGGGGGCGTCTAAAAGCCTATGAGGACACGGGGCTGACGCCGGAGGAAGTGTCTGCGCTGGTTAAAGACTGGAGCGACCTTCGCACGATTGTCGGAGAGTGCGGCGGTCTTGACCGAGTAAGGGCGCTGGCCAAGGCCGACAGAGACGGGCGGCTGGTGGTGCTGCCGTGCCAATCCGGGGAGCATGTATTTGCACTGCTTGATAACCAAACGCATGTGTGGGAGTGTGAGGTTGAGCACGCTGTTTTGGACGGTTGGCGAAAGGTTTTTGCTATCAGGCCCTTGGGGCACTCAAAAGAATCGTACTATGCGCCATTTGGGGCATTTGGCCAGTCCGTATTCCTCACCCGCGAGGAGGCGGAGCGTGCATTGGAGGCGATGAAGGATGAATGAGTTAAAATCGTGCCCGTTCTGCGGAGGTGAAGCGGTCATAAGCGTCGACCCGGATGCAGTGGAGGACACGCAAGGTCGACGTTGGGCGTATAATGCCGTGTGCATTAGATGTTGTGCGACGTCAGGGCTTACGTATACGCCCCAAAAAGCTAAAGAGGCATGGAACAGGAGGGCTGAAAATGACTGAATACATTAAGCGAGAAGCACTGAGGGGGCGAAGCGGCGATGTATGTCCTTGAGTACAAATCGCTCTACATTCCACACGAAGAGCTGACTAAAAACCGCACGTTCCAAAGCTACCGGTGGAAGCAGTACGCTGTGTGTGAGGAGCGCGGGCCACTGGAACAAATTAGGGCCGCGCAGAAAAGGCCGGAGGAGTGGAGAATTATCCAAACTGCCGGAAGCGTGGAACAGGAGGGTTGAAAATGGCTGAATACATTGAGCGCAGTGCGGCGATTAAGGCCGCGAAGCACGCGTGGGCAAAAGGGCTTGAGCCGTCGCAGTATATTGAGGCCCTGCCCGCCGCTGACGTGGCCCAGGTGGTGCGTGGGCGGTGGATACCGCATGATAGGGTTTTTGGCGATGATTTTTTGGTTTGCTCCAAGTGCCAATTTGTAAGCGAAGACAGATCAACCCGTAGGTATTATCATTACTGCCCCAACTGCGGGGCCAAGATGGACGGAGGTGACAACACTGAACGTTGAGCGCCCGGCTTCCTGCGAAAGTGCGCTGCGTGGGCTGCAGCATCAACTCATCGACTGAAAGGAGATATTAAACTATGCAGTTAGAAGTAGCCGTTGAAATTCAGAAAGCTTACAGCAAGCTCACGTCTGGGCAGGTCCCCTTCACCAAGAAGAATATGTGTGCGATTTTGGCGCCACTTAGAGACAAGTACGGCCTGACGGACAGGCAGGTGCTGGCAGTTGCTCGCAACGAATTGTCCTTGGAAGAAATCATGCTGCTCAACCAGACTCAGGAGGAGACGAAGCAGCATGGATAAGTACATCTACGGCGAGAAAAAGGATGGAGGTGCAGACCATGACGCTTAGAGAAAAACTGATGCACTATACAAATGATCTTGGCGACGTTGATTTGAAACAAGAAGCTATTGCAACCATCGAACATATCGCACAATACATGGACGAAGATGAGCTATTGCATCATAGTCGGCCCCTTGCAATCGCCTATCTTGCTCTAACGGAAGATGCTTCTGTGCCGGTGGTGCGCTGCAAAGACTGCAAGCACTTGTGCGTGTGGAACCGAAAAGATATATACGCATTTTGCCCCAAAACAAACATCGTGTTTTTGCCATTTGATAAGGACACAAGAACATTCTTTTGTAGCCTTGGCGAGAGAAAGGACGGCGGGGATGGCTAATCGCCAGCCGCCCCACGCAACAAAAGGAGGTAAGCTATGGAGGATCGGGACAAAAAACTGCTGAAAACCTATGCGGAGAACGACATGAGCATGAAAAAGACCGGCGGCGCGGTTTACCTGCACTATAACTCCATCCGCTACCGATTTCGGCTCATTCAGCGGGAAACCGGGCTGAACCCAAGGAATTTTTACGATCTGGAAAAGCTGTTAGCCATGATAGACGCGCAGGGATCCTGACCCCCTGCATCGGTAGATCAAAGGGGAGGGGCACTTCATAAAGGAGGCCCAATATGAAATACCGATACACCGTCCAGCAGCTCCAAAAAATGGAGCAGTGCCGTTATCTCACCGACCGGGAGCGGCGGGTGTTCAATCTGGTTTGCCGCCGTGGCTGGGCGATCGAGGACGCGGCGGCAGAGCTGTACCTGTCCCGTTCCTCCGTGAACGCCTGTCTGCACTCCATCCGGGATAAAGCGGGCATATCCCGCCCAAACAAAAAGCATCCATAAGCCATGACAAGCGGTGTCCTGTGGTACGGTAACCATAGAGCACCGCTTGTTTTGCGCGCGGAAACAGGAGGTGTATTTTTAGAGAAGGAGGAATCTCTCTATGGCTGAATTTGCAAGCAAGGGCGTCGCAGGCACTGCTCTCGGCACCGGCATTGCCGGTCTGTCTCTGGGCGTCCTGAACTCTCTGGGCGGTCTCGGCGGGATGCTGCTGGGCAATCGCGTCATCCCCTTTGCCGCTGGTATGGCGGCGGAGACCGGATGCAGCGAGAACCACACGGTCAACCGCTACGAGCTGTCCATGGCGCAGGAGAACGCCAAGCTCCGTAGCGACATTGCCCTGCGGGATGCCAACACCTACCAGGACCAGAAGATGTTGGAGATGTACAAGTACATCGACGGCAAGCTGGGCGAGGTGCATGGTGTGCTGGCTTCTCAGGCGGTCAACAATCAGGCCACCAAGGACAGCTTCCAGCTGTTGCAGGAGCGCGTGGACTGCTGCAAGAACGAGCTGTGCGGGGCCATTTCCCGGGAGCGGGACGAGCGGAAGTGCGCTGACAACACCATTGTCACCTACACCAACGCCACCTTTTATCCCAAAATGGTCGCGGACATCACCACCGGCACCGGCACCACGCCCCAGTCCACCTATAACCCCCTCCCCGTCTCCACCTGCGGCTGCAACTGCGGTCGCTAAGAGGCGAAGAGGGAAGAAGAGAGGGGCATAGCGCCCCTCTCTCCCGTCATTGGAGGAATCTATGGTAACATTGGAACAGATCAAGCAGGGCGCTGCCCGCTATGTGGATGAGGAATTTACCGGCAAGCTCACCGGCTGGCAGAAATGGGCCGTTGGCGCCGGGGCTGCTATGGCCCTTGGCAATCTGGACGCCAGCCTTTCTGCCCTCCGGGAGCATCCCGCCATGAAGGCCCTCGGCGTCTTTGACGAGGCGGGGAACGTAGATATTGACAAGATCTACGCCTGCCTGAAAACCGAAGCCGCCAAAGGCCCCGTCACCACCAATATCCCCCTGATCGGGAATGTCACGCTGAATGAAACGGATGTGGACAAACTCTACACCCTCATCAAGCAGAGTTAGGAGGATTTTATGCACGAGATCAAACACTTGGCCGAAGGGATCCGGGAAGAACTGGACGATGCCGAGAAGTACGCCCGGGAGGCTGTCAAGCACGCCGAGGACCCGGAGGACGCCAGCACCTACGCCGACCTCAGCCGTCAGGAGCTGGGCCATGCCAATCGGCTCCACGAAATGGCCGTTCGCCATATTGAAAAGGCGAAGGACGCCGGTCTCCATCCCACGGAGGCCATGCAGGCCGTCTGGGACTGGGAGCACGAGCGGATGCTGGACCGCGCCGCCCATGTGAAAACGCTCCTATCCATGATGTAAAAGCCAAACAAAACACCCCCGCCAGACGGCGAGGGTGTTTTCTTACTTATAGGGGTTCTTGGCGTTGGTGGTGCAGATAATATCCCACAGGTCCGCCCGGTGCTCCTGACCGGCAAGGGCCGCGCTGGCTTCCGCCTTGGTTACGCTGCCGTTGCCGTCAGTGTCCGCACTGTCCTTGACTCCCATGTACTCGTCCACTGTCAGACCGGCGGAAACGGCTTTTTTCACCTTTTCGTAGCCTTTTCCGCTCATAACGCTGCCGCCGTACTTCTCATACAGGGCCAGATATTCTGTCGTGGAAACGTTGATGTCCCTCTTGGCATTTTTGGCGTTCTCCACCCATGCGTCCGTCTCATAGCCGGGGGCAAGCTCCTTACGGGCGGTGTACTTGGCGTAATCGTAGGCCCTTTTCACATACGCAGCCTTTTCCGTGTTGCTCATGGCCTTGTAGGCCGGGAGTTTGACCGCTTCCTCAATCAGTTTCTTCCGGGCGCTTCCGGCGGACTTGGCGTACTGGGTGTACTCCGCCGCCGTCAGGGTCTTTTCCTTTTTGCCCACCGTGAACGATTTGTCCATGGCGGTCGGATATACGCTGCTGTCCACGGTAGCCTCTGCCAGCCGCCGCACTTCCTTGGTGGCTGCGCTGTCATCCGCCTTTTTCAGATAGCCGGGGGAAAGGAAGCTCTGGAACACCCGCTCCGGCGCAGAGCCGTTGGAGACCTCGTTGCCCCACATATCCACCATGGGTTGAAGCTGATTCCGTGCGCCGGGGACCTTCTTCGCCGCCCCCTGCAAGAAATAGTTCACGTCGGAGGCTACCTGCCCGGAACCCTTTTCCACATAGCTTTTGCGCACCGTATCATCAAATACGGACGCAACCTTGCTTCCGATGGTGGGGATATACTGTCCGGCGTAGCTGCTGGCCGCCCGGTCAATCAGGTACATGGGCTTGCTCTTGGCATAGCTGATGTTGGAAACCAAATCATTCAGGGAGGACAGCATGGAGGTCTCCAGCACAACGTCCTGCATCCCCAGCAAAGAATCCACCAGCGCGTCGAAGGTGCCGCCGCCCTTCCGAACGGATTCCATGATGGCCGCTCCGGCAAAAAGAGGCATCGCCGCAGGAACCGCCCAGTCCAATGTATAGGACTTGTCCCCGATCTGGATGGCATAGTCCTGCCCGCCCATGGATTTCTCAAAGGCTTCCTCCTTGTCATCGTCACCGGCCCGGACGTGGAGCAGCCCCTCCGCCGCCAGATAAGCGCCCAGCGTCAGAATCCCGGTGCCGGTGAGGCCGGATGCAAGGGAATCCACGGCATCCGCCGCCGTGCATTTCCCGGACTTCACGTCCAACATGGCTTCCTTCACGCCCTTGGCCAGTCCGATGGGGCTGTAATCAAGGCCCGTGGTCAGGATGTTGGCCGGGGTCTTGCGGAAGGGGAGGAAGGCGTCTGCCGCGAAAGATGCGGCCCTCAATACCTGATTGTCCCCCTGATACCGTCCCATCTTGGACAGCGCCTCGGAAAGCGCTGTGGTGTTGCGATAGGTGGCCCGCTGGGCTTCCTCGATGGCGTAGGCCCGTGCCGCCTCCACATCTGCGGCTCTGGTCCCGGCCTCCGCTTCAGCCGCCGTCACGTTCTTGGCTTGCAGCGCCTGGGCGAAGCTGTCCACATAGGCGCTCCGGTTGAAGATCACGTCCTCATAGTCAAGGGCGCGGCTGTTCAAATCTCCGATGCTCTGCACGGCACGGGAGAGAACGTCCTCCCCATTAAACATTTTCCGCTTGCTCTGGATCTCCCGCTCAATGCCCGCTGCCGTGGCATCGGAATACTTCCCGCTGCCCATAGCCGCGCTCTGGTCCGTCTCATACTGGCCCTTGGCGAAGTCTTTCAGATCCTTGTCAACATTCACGGCCTTTGTCCGCTGAGAGGGGTCCTTGATGACCGCCCGCTCGATTGCGGTTCCGATGCCGTCCTTGATTTTCCGTGCGCCGAACTGAATGGCATTGCCCATGATGTTGCGGATGTGGGTGGTGGGGTTGGTCAGCATGGAGGTGTACCGCCAGAAATTGGCCTTCTCCCGGAACGTGCTGGGGATCTGGTCCGCAATGGAGGTGGTGATGGCGTCCCACGCTGCCGCCCGCTCCGCATCCGTCTCTGCCATCAGGTAGTTGGTGGCCAGTTCGTCAGAGAGGGTGAAGCCCGTCACCTTGTCGATGTAGTCCACCCGTGCGCTTTCCACGTCTCCGCTGCCGGGGGTGTTCTGCCGGGGTGCCCGGTTCTGCCGCGCCGCCCGGTCATTCATTTTGTCTACCAGCCGCCGCAGCGTCAGCAGACGGCCCTCCGGCGTCAACCGATTCATCAGGTTCATGGCTTGTACCATCTGTGCGCTGTCATGGGCCGCGTCCGCAATGGCCGTTGCCAGTTCAAAGGCAGCCTTGTGGTCTCCTTCGGAAATGGCGAGGTTGTAGGCGCTGATGGCCTCGGCGGTGTCCGCCTTGGTGATCCGCTGTCCCAGCTCCGCCTTGGCAATAAAGCTGTTCGCCACTTCGCGCCAGCCGTCCCGTGCGATCTTGGCCTGTGCCTGCTGCACGGCGCCCCGGTCCGTCACCACGTCATAGTCGAACGCGCCGCCTGCAATGGCGTTTTCATACACGGTTGCCATCTCCGGGGAGGTCAGGGGGCTGTTCAGAATGGTGGAGACCGTTTTCTCCACATTCCGCCCGGTATCGGGGTTTACAACGGGGACCTCAGAGGGTGCCCGCCGCTGTTCTGCCTGGATGCGCTGGGCGCTGTTGGGGTTGACCGGGTAAAACTCCTCACTCTTGGCCTGCATGGTGTCAAAGGGCGTGTTCACCGTCCCGGCCTTGGCGTCACCCGGCGTGTCGAAAGCATCCACATCGTCCAAACCGCGGCCCCGCGCCTGCTCGCCTGCGCCCAAAATGCTCTGCTTGGCGGTGAGATACCCGCTGTTGGGTCCCACTTGTTCGCCGGTCATGGTGGTGTAGCCGTGGGAGAGCATATCGTCCAGAATCAGCTCCACCCGCTTGGCCGCCGCCACGTTCTCTTGCCCCTGATCGGTGATGATCCGCTGAGCTGCGTCGATAATGGCGTCACGGGTAAGACCGATTTCGTCCATGGCCTGCCGCAGATGGGGCGAGGTCTGTGCCGCCTGTTGGACGGCGTTGCCCTCCATGGTTCGCTCATAACGGCGGCTCATGGGCTGCTGGAGGGAGAGGTCCGCGTCCGCGATCAGGGCGTTGGCCGCTTCCTGGTAATAGCGGTGCAGCTCCGGGTGGTCGAACTGGAAGGCGTTCACGTCTCTGCCGCCCACCGTCTCCATCCGCCGCCGGTCGATGTGCTGCTCCGGGTCGATCTGGAACACCTTGCCGGTGGCGTCCATGCCCACGGTTCCGGCTTCATTGGCCTGATATATGGCGTTTTGCTGCTCCGGCGTCATGGCATCCATATCCGCCCGCTTCTTCCCAAACAGAACCTCGGAGAGAATGTCCCGGCTTCCGCCGTTCTTGACAATTTCCGCCTCCTGTGTTATGTTAGAATCAGAATTGAGGGGACGCGTACCCTCAACAGACGCCTGAGATTGTGTCCCAGCGTCACCATTGGTGGCAAGGCTGGTTGGATTGGCACGATCCCCGGCGTCTATTTTTATAACGTTCCCGTTCGCGTCAATCACTTCATGCAGATAAAATCGGTTTTTGCTAGTGCGCTTTACAACGGCAGCTACGTAAGCAGTTTCGCCGTCCATAGTGACCGGGGCGGCAAATACATAGCCGTCATAGGGACGTCCTTTCCAATTCTGCTGGAAATCAATTTGCTGCCCGCGCCGGAGCACTTCCGGAATGGCGGGGCCTTTGCCCCGCCTACGCCATGGCTCAAATCGTCCTTCACGGAACGCCCGTTGATGTCAATGTCTCCAAAGCCGGGTCGAGTCACAACCCCCTTAATGGCCTCAAACATTTTCCTTGCCTTTTCAGCCATGGTTCGGCCCTCGACAAATGGGATTGCTTTGGAAGATACGGTCGATACCGGCTCTGTGCCGTTAAGCCCCGGTATACTCTCTCGCAGCCGTTCAACGATCTGCACTGTCTCGCCCTTGTTTGCCGCCGTCTCCACACTGGGGGCGGCGTTTTGCGTGCCCTCTGCGGCGTTTGCGGGAGTGGGGGTATAAGTACCCTCCCGCACCTCCGGGCGTGCCTCCTGCGTGGGCTGTGCGTCCGCCTGACCGTTTCCACGCTGCCGGATGACGTCAACACCTGCACCGATGCCGCCCATGGCAGCACCCACCGCCGCGTCATACAGTGCCTCGCTTAGATCGAACCGGGCAGAGGGGTCATAGGTGGCCCGCTGCAAAAAGGGCTGTGCATAATCTTCCAGAAATTCTTCGCCCCCCTCGGAGATCATGGAGAGGGCCAATTTACCCGCTGGCCGCTTGGCAAGGTCGCTCATGACCTGAACGGCTGTGTTTTCGCCAAATTTGGCGATTAACTTGCTGGCTGCCTTCTCCGCGAGGCCGCGCCCAAACGCCTTCTGAAACAGCTTAGAAACGTTGGAAATTTTCTCTGTTCCAAGGCTCAGCGCGCCGCTCCCCAGTCCGTAGGCAAGCTGCTGATTGTAGGTGGCCCCGGCCTGTCTGGCCCGCTGGGCGCTGCTCCCGGCGGAACGGGCCGTCATCAGGGCAAGACCGGCACCGGGGAGCACGGCGCTGGCTGCCACGTCCCCCGCCATCTGTACGCCCTGAACGCCCAGATCCACGGCAAACTGGCCCACCGGACCCAGCCCTTCCTTGGCCTGCGCCACATCCGCGGCGGAGCTTTGGGACAGGCGGTCCGCCTTCTGATACGCCTTGTCCGCCACCGCCTTGTCGGACTGTTCCACCGCCTTGGTATAGCCCTCATGGGCCGCGATCCGCCGCTTTGCGCTGGCAAGGTAGCCCTGCACCTGCTTTATGTCCGCCGCCGTCATGGGCTTGCCGTTGGCCCACTTCACGTCCCGGAGCATCTTCTCGTACCGTTTCACCGCGTCATGGTCACTTTGAAGGGAATCCCCGGCGTTCTGGTTAGCAATGCGGGTATTCAGCTTCCCGGCCCCCTCTGCCAGCACGCCGCCAAGGTTCGTGAAGGCGGAGCCGGTGGACTTCGCCGCGCCGGAGATCACCTTCCCCACGCGCCCGTTATCCAGAGAGGGGGGCGTGGTGCCGCCGGTCCGCACGTCTGCCAGCAGGCGGCTGTTGGGGCGGCTATTCCCGGTGCTGGCGTTCTCCATAGGCCGGGGGGAGACAGAAGGCGTAACAGCCTTCGTCTCCTTGGCCTTCCGCGTCTCCACCCGCGTGCCATAGGCTACAAGGTCCGGTATCCGAACGCCGCCGCTGTTATTCTGTGTTTTGTTGACCCGCTCGCCGTAAGCGATCAGATCCGGCATTTTTACCGCCATCGTATAGCCTCCTTATCCAAACATCGCGGAGAGTTCTTTCTGCTGCGCCTCTGTCAGGCTGTTCCAGTTGGATTTCAGGTAGCTCTGCGCCTTTGCGTAGTTGCCCTGAGACATATAGCCTGTGATGGTTCTACGGATGTTCCCGTAGTTGCTGCTGCCGCTGCCGCCCCCCTGATACTTCGCCCATGCCTGGTCAGCCGTCAGGCCGCCTGCGGCCTTCTTGGAGTTGGTTCCCCACTTGCCGTCCTGAGACACGCCGTAGTATTTCTGGAGCTGCTTCACCTGCTGATTGGTCAGGGAGCCGTTGGAGTAGCTTCCCTTCTTTCGGCCTGTGCTGCCGCCGCCGGAGGAACCGCCGGACGTCAGCTTGCCGGTGCCGTACAGGGAATCATAGGCCCCCTGCCCGTAGTAATAATCAAAGGCGGAGATTACGTCATCCGTCACGATGCCGTTTTTCAGCGCGGACTGCACCTGACTGGCCGTCAGCGTCGGCTTTACCACAGCCGCCGTGCCGGAGCCGCCGGAACCGCTCGTCTGTGCGCCGTACTTGGCATACAGGTTCTGCTGCCGGACGTATTCCTCATACAGGGCGTTTGCCAGCTCCGCGTCTCCCGTGGCCTCTGCCTTGGCAATGGCGTTTCGGTACTCCGTGTCAAGCTGGCTCCGCTGGAGGTCGATGGCCGCCGTCTTTTCTGCCTGCTCCCGGTCGATCTGGGAGAGGTTCTGCTGGAGCACAACGTCCTGTGCCAGCGCCGCTTGTCCGGTGGTGCCGGTGTTCAGGCCGTTGGCAACCGCCATCTCCTGAAATCTGCCCCGGCTCAAGGCGTTCTGGTTGGCCGCGCTGTTCCGGGCAATGTCGTACACCGGCGCGATCTGTGCACGGCTGGCATCCAGCGTGGCGGTGTTCTGCTCGTAGGCGGATTTCAGCGCCGCCAGCTCCGCCGCCACCTTCTTGGCGTACAGCTCCTTCAGGTAGTCGCTGCCGTCCCCAATGTCAAAGCTCATGCCGGTCTGCGATGTGGAGAGATTGCCGGACGGCGTGCCGCCTGCGTTGATATCCGTGACCCGCTGCTGCTGGCTGTATGCCGGGGTCCCGTAGCCGGGTGTACCGGCCTGTGCGCCGCCATTCGCCGCCATGAAATCGCCGAAGGACTGTACCTTGCCGCTGGCCTGTGCGGAGGGGGAGGTATCCGTCCCCATGAGATAGCGGTAATAGGCCAGCTCCGCGCTTTCCGGGCTGTTGTCAAGCCCCAGCCGCCGCCGCAGATCGTTCGCGGCAGACAGTGCACCGCTGTCCGTCACATGGCCGTTTTTATCAATGGTGTAGCCGTATCCGGCACGGATGGCGTTTGCCGCCTGATTTGCCTGATCGCCGGTGATCTCGCCCCGCTGAAGCCGGTTGCGGATGTCCTGGATCTTGGAGCGGTCCAGCGCGGACATCATCTCGTTGTCCGTCCACGCGCCGCTTTTGCCGTAACTGCCGTTCCCGGCGTTGATGTCCTGATGGGGGGTGTAGTCCGCCACGCCCTTCACGGCCTTGTAGGCGTAGCCGTTATCGTCATAGAACACGGTATAGCCGTTGGAGACCTGCGCCCTGCCCGCCAGATCCTGACGGCGGCTCATGTCTGCACCTACGCTGTAGGTCACGCCGTTCTGCTTGTAGTTCTTTACCTCGGAGTTGCTGGTGGGCATCCCGTAGATGCCGCCGCCATTGTCATTGCGGGTATAAGAAACCCCGCCGAAAGTCCCCTGAGAGCTGCCGCCGGAACTGCCGCTGTTCCCCCGATTGCTGGATCCGCCGTAGGTCTGGCTGTACGTCTTGTCGGAGCCGATCATGTTGGGCTCCCTGCCGCCGTACTTGTCAGCGATTTTATTCTCTCGCTCCTTGGTCAGCCGGTCACGCTCCGAGGAGGATAGATCCGTCCGCTGAAGCTCCTTGGAGTAGTCTTTGTTTTTATCGTAGTAGCCTGCCATACTTGGCCCTCCTTATCCTTTCCAGTCAGCCTTGGCCTCTCTCACGTCGATATGGCAAAAGCTGTCATAAACCCCCACGCCGCCCCAGTCCGGCATCAGCTGTCGGGCGTAGGCCGCCACCTGCGCCGGGGTCTTGCCCCGCACCACAATGTCCGCCGCCGTGCCGTAGCAGTGCTGGCTGTGGGCCACACCACCAACCTTGGCGTTGTATTGGGGTGTCCGGTAGCCGCTGTTGATGGTCACAGCCGCGCAAAAGTGACTGCGGAGGCTCTGGAGCACCATCACCAGCCGGGGCGCCACCAGTACGGCATCGGAGCCGTCCTTGCAGGCAAATTCTTTCACTGCAAAGTTTGTGGACAGCTTCTTGCCGCCGTCCTTCGCCTTGGAATAGGCATTGATCTCTACCATGGGTTTTCCTCCTTCCGGCTCACACGCGTCCCCGCTTTTCAGTTTCCACACGAGGAAGAACGGGATCACCCGCCCGTCCCCGGTAAAGCCCTTGCCTGTCGAATCCATGAAGCAGGTAGACCCGCCGCCGTCCATCATAATGGCGTTGTCCCAGCCGGACGCGGCCAGCAGGTCACGAAGCTGTTCCGGTGTCCGCCGGTCCTTGCTCACGTAGTAGGCAAACCGCCCGTTCTTGGTGCCGATGGCTGTCCGGGGGGCACGGTAGCGCATATCCGCTCCGCAGGTGACGGGGTAGATCTTCTTCCCGCCGATGATGAGGTGGACACACTCCATGTAATTCCGGTCCCCGTTGGGCACGGTTTTCACGCCGAAGTCCGTTGGGGTGTTCCAACTGACGGCCCACGCCCGGTAGTCCGGGGCCTTGTAGACTTTGCCGTCTGCTTTCAAATGGCAGGCCGGTGTCTGGTTCCGCAGGAAAATGGAGCCATTGCAGATAGCGTCCCCGCCCGCCTCCGCCAGCATCTTTTTTAGGTTGGCCGTGGTGGAGCGGAGACGCTTCCGGTTGAAATAGATCTTCAAAAATTGGAGATCGGAGAGCGGGACAGTGCCCGCTCTCGTGCTCATGTGTGAGCCTCCGTATTCTGTTTCCCCTGATCGCTGGCCTGACGAATGGCATCCAGCATATTTTTCACAAAGGCGGGGTAGGGGATCCCCATTACTGCCGTATTCTCCAAAATTGACAATCCCTCGTTGGCGATGAAAAACATACACACTGCGTCACGGGCAAAGTCGCTGGATGTGGCCTGATCCAATAATGCCCCCATCCACACCAGCGCCAGCATGACGCACTTCTTCGCCAGCCCCTTGAACCCGGCGTCGGAACTAAGCGCCCCGGTTTTGCTCTTGCCGGACTTGTGCCAGATCGCTGCCACCAGCCAGCCCGTGGCGTAATCCAACGCCATAAAGCAGATCAGAACTTTGAGAGCCACGTCCCAACCTCCAAGTGCCTGGGCGATGGCGGAGCCAGCCGCAGCCAGCACCGCCAACACCGTATTTTTGATGTGTAAAGCGTTCATGGTGTACCTCCTTTCGATGGTCACACCCGCACGGCCTTCACCGCGTAGCCCAGCTCGTCGTACTCCACCTCGAACTTGCCGCCGGGAATGCACTGGATCTGCTTGGTGCCAGCCAGATCCTCACGGCGGCGCATATCCACGGTACGCTGGGCGTCCTTGGCGGGCTCACCGGGCATAAAGCCCTCTTCCATCTCCTTGTCGCTCCAACCGGCGATACCGCCAAGGACGCCCAGCGTACCGTGGATATG